GAATTGAAGATACGCCAATCAGTAATTATAAAAAATGTAATATTTTAATTAACACAGTAAATCAGTGGATGATCATCGAAAAATGCACTGATATTTCGCAGAATATAATTTCGCAAAAAAATATGACTGCAAATGTCATTGCTCATTTTATGAAACCCAAACATTTATATTTTGAACTCGGACTCATTTCGCAGAAAAATGATTTTTGGCAATACGTATGTTCCCATAAAGATTCTCTTACAGATGTTATAATTACACTTTCCTCTCCCAATTTCTTAAAGGGAATAACGTCTGTTAATGATTTTTTAAAAGAAACAAACGAAGCATATAATAATACTAGTGTATCAATTCATTTGCAGAACAGAGATGGACGGCTTAATATTGATGAATGCAATCAATTTTTACGTGATGCTGTACGCTATTCTTCTGCCGGATGTGGAAAATGGACTTTAAAATCATCAACTAATAGAAAAAATTATAATAATGAAGATAATCCATTTATTGTTAGATTGCCAGAAAATATAAGCCAGCTCAAAGA